TTATTGAAATTCCGGGACGACATACACCTTCACGTAAACGCCATTCTTTATTGCAAATTGTTCTAAAGTTTTTTGTCTGTATTCCGTTACTGTAAAAAAATGAACGATTGGTATTTTCCCCTTATATTTATCTTTGTAGTATGTTGTAAACTCACCATACCTTTTCATTTTCTCACTGTTTATATACATCATCTGCGTTCGATCTATCTCAACAGCATTTAATATTCCTTCTTCATCTCGGAATTTTACATCTGGAATAATTGTCTGCTTTTTATCATCTATTTTATAACGTATAGGTGTTTCTATCTGCCAGTCATCGGGACAAAACAGATAGAGCCACGCTTCATTTCTCATAAGGCTGTGAGCTAATCGACTATTTGGTACAATCTTTTCTGTATCATCGAACAGTTCACGGCCCTTTTTATTTAAGTAATACACGTACTCTTTTTGGTACACTGTGTTATTTACGTATGGACTGAGGTCCTTCAAAATACGATTTGCGTTACGTATACCACCCATATCGTGCACCGCCATTAAATGCCTGCGGGTTGCGAATTTCAACTTTCTAATCGAGGTCAGAATCGTCATCTGACGGTTGATTTTGATATGTGTCTGGATGTTCATCTTTCTTCACCTCGTATTGTTTTAGATGTGCCCACATCTGCTTATCACTAATAAAAGGTACCTGCAGTTCTGTTAATCGATCTGTTTTATAAATAGCTCTACCAGGTAACGACGGTAATGTCTCTAATCCTGATTCATCAATGACAACCTCAGACGCCTTGTATGTCGGTAATCTGAACCCTAACTTAGCGTCAGACATTTGCTTTACGACTGATGGTATTGAAGTAACCGTAGGATACTGTGTAGCCAAAATTAAACGAAAACCCAAGCCACCCGATACAGTCGCTATATAACTAAGCATATACTGACACTCTTCCCGAATCTTGTTAACATGACGCGGTAACCCTTTTGCTGGAGCAAGCACTGCACCTTCATCAACAATAATGAAATATCGATCCCTTTCTTTTGTTTCAACTATATTTTTATAGCCATTACTTTTCATAAACTTTCCACGCTCTTCAATTTTTTTCATAATTTTATTTAGTACATGATGTGCTTTCTCTACAGAATCAGCAACTTCTGACACTTGTTTCAAATTACTAAACTCGCTAAATTCCAATCCTTTTTCCTTTAAGTCAATTAAATACACATGAGCATGTTCCGGATTCGCCTCAATCAAGGTAGTAAGTAGTACTTTCAAAAACACCGTTTTCCCCATCCGTGTAAGACCGCCTAAAACCATATGAGGAGTTTTATCAAAGTCGTGATAAATCAATCTTTCGAGACTTTGCCCCATTGGTACACGCCATCTACCTTTTCCCACTAAATTTTCAGTCCATCCCCACTTCTCCGGTATATCTTTATGAAAAACACGAATCATCAATTTGTAATTATTGTATTTGATACGTACAGGTTTATTAAGTCCTTCACTAACAACGTCCTCAACTTTTTGTATTAATTTCGATGGCATCCCTAATGGTAATTTATATACATAAGTCGTACTACGATCATCTTCTTTTCGTTCAAGAAAGACTGGATAATGTAATTTCTCATCCTTCTTAATTGCAATTCCACTTACTTCAAAAAACACTTGTATCTTCTTTCTATCATCGTTTTTACTTTTAAACTTATCACTTACTAAGGCATAGGTAAGTGCTGCCGTAGGAATCACCAATAATTCCAACATATCAAATCACTCCTAATATATCCTTATAGGATATAGTTGCACTCTTTTGGAATATAACGGGACGGGCCTTTTCTTATACCCTTCCTAATGTCCAAATCTTCCACATTGTATTCCTTCATAGAAACGCAACTAGAACATAACGTAGAAGGTATAGAAACGAGCCTGTAAGTGTTGTATACAAGGTTACACGTGGAAGCCAATATGGAACACTTCTCCCCATTTTTTTTGCTGCCTTCATAGCAATTACTGACAACCCGGTTGCTGTCCAAACAATTACCGCTTCTCCTGCAAGAGTCATGTTTATTCCTCCTCTTTTTCACGGAATACAATACCTTTTCTTGTAAGGACTGCATCATAACAGTCCATTAAAGTTTCCCAATTTAAAATGTCTTCTTTCTCACCGTATAGATCCTCTTCAATAACCTGGGATAAACTGAAATACCTTTTATACTCCTTGTTATTAAACACTTCATGATTTTTCATGTGATTCATAATTGATTCCGTTTCTAGTCTTGATTTGGATTCGTTATACATTTGACGTAATTCTTTTGAAGGATGTAAATATGGAGTTGTATTCAAGTGGTTATACTGCCAACGCATGTAATCCTCTCCCTCTCTAGATGTCCTTAGTTCCACTTGGTATTCCTCGTGGTCTTGATATAGGTATATGAACTAGAATGAAATAAATTGCCTGTCCATCTTAAATTTATTTTTTAAAAGGACAAAAATGATTTCACAAGAATATACATATAGGGGGTGGGAATTTGTTACGTAGCAATTTAAAACAAATTGTAGATGAAAAAGGATTACGTTACGGATTTGTAGCTAAAAAAGTTGGTATAGCTAATTCTACAATGACCAACTTGCTTCAAGGAGGATCACCAACACTTTTAGTTGCGATTAGAATCGCTAAAGTCCTTGATGTGCGAGTAGAAGATATATGGATAGAAGATACAAAAAAAGAATAATCTGCGTATCATTAAAAAATCTTACATTTCGACCAACAAAGAACGCGTTTTTTGATATACTATATATTGTAATTTTAAAACATTATTTGGGAGGACACACTGTGAAGAAATTATTATTATCTTTAGTTTGTGGATTAATTATTTTAGGTTCCGCTTGTTCAAAAGAAACGACATCAAAAGAAGAAACATCTAAAGGAAAAGGTACAGAAACACAAAAAACTCAATCTGAAAAAGTTTTAACTAAAGAAGAATTTGAGAAAATGTACTCAAACCCAAAAGAATATAAAGGGAAAAAAGTTGATTTTTATGCTAAAGTATTTGTTCAACCTGAAAGAGACAAAGACGGAACATACATACAAGGATGGGCTGGCCCTAACAACAGTATGAATACTATAATTGGTATTAAAGATACTAAAATTGATGTACAAGTCGAAGATATTATACATATAAAAGGTGAAGTTAAAGATACTTTCGAAGGAAAAAATGGATTTGGAGCAACATTAAAAACACCATTAATTCTTGCTTCTAGTATTGAGAAGTCTGATTATGCAACTGCTTTTGCTCCTGCGAAGAAAACAATCGAAGTCAATCAAGAACAAAATCAAAATGGTTACAAAATTTCAATCAAAAAAATTGAAATCGCCGATAACGAGACAAGAGTATTATTCTCAATAAAAAATGAGGCCGCTGCTAAGTTTAATTTCTACGAATTCAAGTCAAATTTAGTAGTAAATGGTCAACAATTTGAACGTACAGATAACTACGAAGCTAAATATCCTAAAATACCAAACGATCTAATGCCTGGAGTTACAGCCGATGCTACATTAGCATTCCCAAAATTACCTGTAGATAAAGGAGAGATTCAAATATCTCTTGAAGGTTCAAGTGAAAATTACGAATTAGAAATGAAGCCATTTAATTTTAAAATTCAATATTAATACAGAAATAAGAGCTGTCAGAAAGACAGCTCTTATTTTATTCATCAAACTATTCTTTTGTATAGAAGTATTTAAGTCCTTTAGCATCTAACCACGCTGTAGCCTTGTCCAGCTCGTTACCTTGGCGATATGCTGTTTCAAATCTAACTAATCCTTGTTTATCTCCATATGAGATAATACGAGATTCATAACCTAGGGCATCCATCATTCCTAACATCTCAGGTACTAACGCTGTCCCAAATTCATACGTAACAACTTTATTAAATTTATTCACTATAATCTCCACCTTTCCTGTCTCTTGTGTTTTATTTGAATTTTTAATACTAGATGCTCTATTTGCACATTGATTTTTAAACCACTGAACACGTCCTTCATCTAACATTCGATGTGGACAGTACTTCCCATTTCTCTCTTGATGAGTCTTAACTTTACTAATCGGTATATCAAATTGAGTCATTAATTGAGCAATCACTTCAACTGCATTCAATTCAGCTTTGCGATATCTTGCTCCGCCTGATTGTGAATAACAAATTTCAACCCCAATACTATGACGATTCCCTCTTCCATTAGTACCATCTCCAGCGTGCCATGCGTTTCTGTTAAAAGGAATTAACTGAATAGCTTCCTTATCATCCACAGCGATATGAAATGATGTTCCGGTGCTATTGTTAGCGACATTATTACGCTCATTTATAGCCGGTGCGTCATTGTACGTGTTATGAAATGTGATTTCTGTTGGATTCATTTCATACGGGCATAAGACGGAGTAACGACTTACAGGTACTAACATTCGTTTAATTTCCATTACTTTACATCTCCTTTTCTATTAGTATATTCAGAGCTTGTCTTATTGTTCTTACCACCTAAAATTTCAACTGCATTTGTTAATGCTGAAGGTAAGGGAATTCCCATACGACCAGCGTTTTCTAAAAGTGAAAGTAACTCATTACCCATGAAGAAGAAGATTGTAGCTTCACGAATTGCATTGTTACTTCCCAGTACTGTATCGAGCTGGGCGGCCGCGCCAACCAAAATAAAAAGCACCACCTTTTTGGCGATGCCTTTAAAACCAACTTTGCTTTTTAACTCTCCGTTATAACCTGCTGCAATCATGCCAGTTAAATAATCAATAACTGCCATCGTCACTAAGACTTTCAATGTTGCATCCCATCCTCCCAAGAAATACCCACAGAAGCCACCAAACGTAGCTATAAATGCTTTGAGTAATACATCAATACGATCCATCTTTTCCTCTCCTTTTTAAGCTGCAAAATAACTTGGGTCCATTCCAAATATTTCTGCAATATCTTCCTCACTTCTATCTTTCAAATAAGATTCAGTTGTGGAAATATCAGAATGATTAGCGAGTGATTTTAATTTTTCAAGTGGTACGCCCTGCACCTTTAAATTATCTAATCTGCTATGACGGAAACAATGAGGATTAATTTTAAATTCCTTCCCTTCTTTTTCATACAGCATCTTAGCAAATATCTCACACCAGTAGTTAAAGACGCTTTTATTTAATGTTCTTCGCTCACCGTTCTTATAAACTCTTACAAATAAATCTGGAATTGCATCTTTACCTCGTTGTTCTATATATAAACGAATACATTTCTGTACTCGGGGATTGTAATACAATCTGAATTTCTTACCTCGCTTACCACATACTACATTTGTAAAGTAACGTTCTGTCAGTCCTTCTTTTTGAACTTGATAAACTTCATTCTTTCTAGCTGCACTATAGTAAGAAAGCGCTAAATAAGTTGCTAACATATATTTTTCTTGTTCAAGTAGTTCATCGATTAACCAATTAATTTGGTCCTCGGTAATAAATGTAATTTCCCTAATTGGATTCTTAGGTAAACCTCGTACCCTTGAACCTACATTGAATTCATAATTATAGTCATCATCATCTGCGCAAAATTCAAGTGCTGAACGTAAAGCACTCATCAATCCATTTACACGTGCATTAGACATTCCCATTTCTTGAAAAACAATAGATAAATTTCGAATGTCTTTACGTGTTAAATCAATAAGATTTTTATTTTCGAAGTGTTCATGTATTAGAAACAAAATAATTCGTAAATCCCAACCATATTGCTTTAAAGTGCTTGCCGCTTTCCCTTGTGCTTTCTTTTCGATTAGAAAATCTTTAACTAGGTTTTTGTTTACTTGGCTAACATGCTTTTCATAAATTGCTTGGTCTACTATTCGTTTCACACTGATCATCTCCTCAAAAATAAAAAGAAAAGCGAAGTCGCTCCTCTTGATCTATGAATTGAAATTAATCAAAGCCATATTTTGTGTAAAATAAAAAAGACCAGCTTATGGCTGCTCTGGTTTCTGATCAATTAATTGTTGTAATAACTCTTCTAATTTGGCTATCCGATCTTCTTGACTAGCTACTTGTGATTTTAGATTTGTTATTTCTACCTCCTGTTCCTGTACCGTTGCATCAACTTCCTGTAAAGCTCTCATTGCAATGGATGCGTATGAATATAAGTGAATACCTTTACCACTTTCATCCACAAACATTTCATCACATTCATCTACAATTAAACCGTAGTATGTTTTAATATCTTCTGTTGTCAATGGTGGATCATTGGGACTTTTCTCTTCTCTCATCCGGTATAGTTCGTTTACAGCATTCTTATAATTAAATTGTCTAATTTTAAGACTTCTAATTTTTTCTAAGGCGGAAAAAGGAATATCACGGATATTAGATTTATACTCCCGTAATGAAGGAGTCATAAAATTCCCTTGAACAGCACCCCAGCCATTTTGAGTAACAGGGGATTTCAATTGAATAACTCCTGTATATCCTGCTGCACGGCTATTACGTATAGTTACATTGGGTAATCTTAAATCAGAATCTGTACTATTATCTTCAACGACTAACGAAGTTTGATACAACCCCGGTTTCCCTCTTCTGAAATACCAACTTCCATTTCCAGCATAAAAAACATGGTAATCATTAGCGTTTAGAACACTTAGTCCGTTTCTTTGCAACTCCCAATACACAGACTTTTGGACTGAACCATCAACTATGCCATTGCTAATACCAATGCTCGCATAAGCCCCGGGCCATCCTGCACCTGCTTGAGACATAAACAAAGTGCCTTCTGGAGCATTAGTCTTTTCATCTGAACCTAAGATGAAAGTCGGTTGTACTGCACCATCTGTTCTTCTGTAATGCCCCAGAAATGCTCTAGCAACTCCTCTTTCATAGAGACGTATAAATTGATCATCTAAACTAACATAGTTATCCGTATTTGATGTTCTAATTTGGCAACCGCTCAGCAATCCAGCTTTAATCCACTCAGCATTAACTTTACCAACTAAATCTATTCGTGCAGCATTTAACTTAATGTTTTCTTTACTCATGTTAATGGCTGCTATTACATCATTTTCTTTTACAGATATACTAACGCCCTTTTCTGTTAACTGAAGACGGGATTCCATCTCTCTTACATAAGAATCTTTTGCAAATTGTCCATCAGCTTGCGTTTTCGTATATACTTCTGTCTTTTTTGCTGCCGCATTGAGACCTTCTTCATTGATAATAAAGCGATTATCAATCAGAGTCATTTTCTGATTAAATTGTTCAGTTGCAAGCTTGTTGGCTAATTCATTTAATAAATCTTGTTTATTCTGATTAACCGTTTGCTTCAACTCAGGAATCTTAAAACCAGCAACATAATCCTCTACTTGTTTAAGCTCAACTTTTGCTCCGATTGCGGTTGCCTGTTGTTCAAGTTTTGTATTAGCTTCAGTAAGCTTTTTCCCTTGATCGGATACTACATTATTTAAATTACTAACTGTGGAGGATAGTCCGCTTGCTGTTTGCTCCACATTAGACATACGCTTTTCAAATCCAGCTTGGCTATTTTGAACATTTGTTACAGTAGTTTTTACGCCATCCACACTTTGTTCCAACTCATAAGTTGACTTACTGAAATCAGTGGGAATTGACCCTTTTTCAAGTTTGGTTTTTTTGAATCTGAATCTTTTACCAATGGAATTTGTATTTCTGGCGAATCTTAAACGTAATCCCCAACCAGTAGCGCGCGTATCAATATTGAATGTCCATACCTCACGTTTCCAAACATTTGATGCAGGTACTCCCTTTTGTACATTTTCACTCCATACGCCATTGATAAACTGGAATAAAATGAAGTCAACATGAACGTCATTTTGTAAATCCAGAGAGAGTGTCATGTCTTTACTTTTTTCAAAGTCTCCCATTTTTGTATTATCTAAATGGAATTGATAGAAAGAGTCGGTATGATCCGAACACTCTAACACGATGTATTCACCAGGCTGTACAGCGAATTTAGCTTTGTTTACTTGGGCACCTCCGACCATTCCAATTGTTTGTGGTTTTTCGTTTGGTCCAGTGTTAATAAGCCAATTTTCACCGCCTACTGTACGAGCTTCAACCTGCTCTAATTTTGTAGAAATTTTCCCAGCTTCTTCTTTTATGTCAGTAGTTGTTTTCTTTAAATCATTAGTTGTTTGTTGTACATCGGAAATCGTCTTCTTTGTGCCTTCCACAGTTAATTCAACCGTATTTAATTTACTGCTAATTTCAGTATCTTTTTTCGTTAACGTTTCGATAGAAGTTTTAAATCCACTAGAATCTTGTTCAAACTTAGTTACTTTCTTATCGATTTCACCTTGTTTGTTTTCGATATTGGAAATTGTACGGCTTACACCCTGTAAACCTTCCTGCACTTCATTAAACTGCCCTGTCGCCTGATTCTGTGCTTCTTGAACTTTTTGATTTAACTCTATTTTTGTAGTTTCAATATCTTTATTAACCTGATCTAATGTTTCTTTTTTTACAGATTCAACATCTGGTACGACCGATTCCCAAGCTGTACCTGTCCATATCTTTAATATGCCGGGCTTACCGTTACTAATATCACGCCACAGTGTTTTAAAAGGTTTAAGACCTGTTGTTGGTGGGTTCATTGCTTCAATGATATCTACCGTGTTATTTTTAATATTTTCTTGCGCTTTTTCAGCTAGTGCTTTTGCTGCTTCTGATTCTTTTTTTGCATTACTAGCTGTTTCGTTAGCTTCTTGAACCAATTTATCTAGCTGATCTATCATTTCTTGTTTATTACCTAATGAACTGAGGATACGGTTATAAATCTTTCTTAATTCTTCATTCGGATCAATAATCTCATGATAATCCCCAAATACATATTTATCTTGCAATGGATTTTTAAACGATTCATCACCAACAATCGCCCTTGCTTCTAAATAAAGCTTAGGTGTGAATCCAGTGTCCTTTATTCGAATCGTATCGCCCTCATTAATTAACTCATGAGATAGTCCAAATACACGACCGATTGATTGTGCTTCAACTTCATAAAAAACAGAAGAATTTACACGTTTTTTTAACTCTGTATTCATAAGAGTCATTAAACGTTTTGAATCCATGTCTTCGTTTTCTGTCTCGGGACTATAGAATCCAAATTTATGTTGCCCTTTCTCATTCCACCTTTGAAATGCATCGCTGTCCACAAGATAAGGGACACCATTATTTATTTCCGTAATGGTAATAAACTCTCCGCCTTCTTTTTTTACGAAACCTAGTAAGGCTGTACAAATGTTTTGGGAGTTTTCAATCCGTTTAATTCCTAGCAAGTCTTTACCGAGGGTTATTTCTTTCCCTGTTTCTTGACCACGCTTTTTTACCATATCTACATAACGTCCAACGATTTGAGAGCCTACAACTTCAGCACGGTACTGTATTTCTAGTTCAAATAATGATGCTATCTTTTTTAGAAAGCTTAATGGATCAATAAATTCATCGATAGTCATAGAACGGAAACTAGCATATTCTAAATTTCCTTTTTTCCACTTCGTACCTGCAAGAGCGATATCAACCATTTCAATTACTGTCTTACCTTCTAATTTTTGTGGAGGGATAATTCCAGCTTTAGCAAGTTGAATCCATTCTCCTGATGCATAAGCAATTACTGATCTATCATCGGAATTCTTTTCAATTTCAGTAATTACATATGGAACAATTCGACCATCGCGCACTTCTTTTAATACTAAGTTTTGTTGCATAAGTGTGGATGAATGCCTTGTATTATCAAATACATGAAACTCTAATGTATCAATGTTATTTTTGATTTCCCAATGTCTTTTATCATCCCAATAATCTATAGGCTGAATAGATGCTACAATTTGTTCTGTTTTAAAATCAACAACATGCAATTCACCACTTGGCGTTCTCATCTATATCTCTCCCTGTAACTGATTGTAGCTGCAACATCTGGTGGCATAATATCAATACGATTATCTCCACGTATAATCTTAGGAAATTCGCTGAATATGTCTTTAATATTGATAGCATCTTTTCCGTTAATCGTAACAAGACTTCTTTCTGTATCAATTATCACTTTGTCTCCTGCATCGAAAATATAAGGCTTTGTATTAGAAGGAACTTTATTTATTTTCCAAATCTTTAAATCATCTATTTGTATTACATCAACAGGTTGGTTGTTATCCCACTTACATACCGCAATCATAACTTGTGCAATTTTTCGGTTAGTCATCGGATTTCCCGTTTCATCGATCCAACGCTCAACAATTGAAGCATCATCGATTTCTGTCCCATCTCTGAAACGAGCTACATAAACAGTCCACTCTTTACCTCTTCTCGCAATACGTAACCTACCGTAAAATTGATTAAATGTATTAGGGTGCGCTCCGCTTGTATCTACTAATTTTCGTATACTGTTGGGTGTTCCGGCATTTCCAATTCGCATGTAAGCTTTTGTGATTTCAGCATCCCAATATAAATCGCTCATATTGATTCGTGCGACAATATTACTTGCATCATCCAAAAGCAATACCTCGACACGCCCCATCTCCCCAATACTTTTAGATTTCAAACGCACCCATGCTTCCATTTCGAAATCTTGAATAGGGCCGCCTGGAATGTTTTTCTTAGCTATCGCTCCGTGGAATCCTTTCTCTTGTCCGTAATCTTCACAATATAACGCGTAACCATCCCTTGATTTAAAACTACCTGTACCTTTCATTTCTTCAACTTGTCCCGTAACAGGAGTCCAACCTATAGGTGAAGCCATTTCATCCCATAACACACGCTCACGCTCTTGTACCGTTGTTTCTTCCACAGTTAAGGGATAACCAATACGGAAATAGTTTCGTTCTAAAGGATATTTACCAAACCATACATCTAAAAAAGTGCTTGGTTTTTTTACAGTCATTTCAATTAATGCCGGAGCTTCTACGCTTCCTTTATTCGTGAAATAAGAAGTAATCTCAGTAGACCAACTTTGTGTGAAAGTGTGAGTCTGTACCTTTCCTAATTTATAAGGCATTGGACAAATAAATTTAATTGTACCGATTCCAAGTGTTACAAATTCATCCGGATCAAAGCTATCATCTACAACAGCTAAATATGTTCTATTTGGTTCTACATCGAAAATAAGCTCTGTTGGTTGATCTGTAATTAACCAATCCGCAATTTCTTCTTTTATGATTTCTAAATCAGATCCATCAGGAACGATAATTCCTACAGGAATAGATAGAACACGCATTTCTGTTTGTGTGTTTAATAGTCTTGCACCTGGATAACCAGGAACACTTAGAAAATTCCTTTTTAATGGCGCCCAAGTTGGTCTTTTCCATCCTTTTGCGATTTGAATAAAGTCTTTTCGTTCGTTATTAAATGTAAAAGAACTCATGCTGACACCTCATTCCTTTATAAAATAAAAGAAACCCAAACCTAAAAGGCTGAGTTTCTTTGCTCTTCTCTTTCTTGATACTCTTTCGTATATCGATAAGTACCACGCGCCACATCTCGTCCCTCTAAAACAACTGGCACTTCAATAATCAAATCTCCACCTTGTGTTGGAATCATTCCATTTCCACCTGGTTGTCCAGGAGAATAATTAAACACTTGGTTTGCAACCGTATTTGTCATAGCTTGTCTACTATTGGACATACTTCCATATACACCACTCATAACAGACTTTAATCCTGCTAATTGACTCATAGAACTAGCCATCATCCGACTCATATCACCCATTAATTGATTCATAGTCCCAGTAATGCCGAGTGATTTTTCTTTTGATGATAAAGGTGTAACTGTGATTGAATTACCCTTTTTCGTAAATAATTCTGGTCCAGCTTCACCTGTAATAAATGAACCATCACCTACAGGTTTTCCACCTTTAGCAAGCATTGGTACATGTGGAATAGTTGGAGCACTTACTCCTGGTATATTATTTAACAATTCTGCTGGTGTATTAAATCCATCTATAAATTTATTAATGATACGAATAATTCCATTGATAGCTGTACGAATACCGCTTTTAATACCATCCCATACACCTAACACCGCTGATTTCATACCCTCAAATGCTCCACTAACTGCATTTGTGACCCAACGAACAGGAGTCATAATAGCTTCTTTCAAACCATTCCATACTGAAGATGCTGTTGACTTAATACCTTCCCAAATGTTTGAAAGCGTGGATTTAATACCGTTCCAGATACTACTACTTGTACTACTAATCATATTCCAAACAGTAGAAATAGCTTGTTTGATGTTATTAAATACGGAACTTGCTGTGGAAACAATTGAGTTCCATAAACTAGAAAGATAGCTTTTAATTGCATTCCATACCGCACTTGTAGTGGAACTTATCGTGTTCCATGTATTTACGATCCAGTCTTTTATTGAATTAAATATTGGCGTTACAAAAGCAACTAATCCATTCCAACATGATTGTAAGAAGCCCTTAACAGCATTCCATACAGTCATTGTTGCGGAACTGATTGTATCCCACACGGTAATGATCCAAGACTTGATTTGTTCGAAAATCGGCATAACAAATGCTACAAGCCCGTTCCAACAAGAAACTAAGAAATTCTTAATCGTTTCCCATACAAAACTTGTAGTAGAACTAATGGTATTCCAGCATTCAGAAATGAAATTCTTTATACCTTCAAATATTGGTGTAGCAAAGTATAAAATCGCTGTCCAAATCGCTTGTAAGTATTGAGTAATGAAATTCCATACAGTTTGAATCACTGTAGAAATACCATTCCAAATCATAGAGAAGAAATCAGCAATCCCTTGTAAAATAGGAGTTAAAAAGGCAACTAAACCATTCCATGTCTCTTGGAAGAAGGTTGAAATAGAAGTCCATACTTCGGTGAAGAAAGTTGCTATTCCTTGTAAAACAGAAGTAAGGTATTCCACAATTCCATTCCAAATTTCCATACAGAAATTAAAAATAGATGTCCAAATACCAATGTATGCTTCTAAAATGGCGGTTCCCCAAGTTACAACAAACTCAACTATTCCATTCCATAATCCTATTAAAAACTCCTTAATTGAGTTCCAAACTTCTGATGTAGTTTCACTAATACTATTCCATGTTTCACTTGCCCATTGTACTATGCTATCCCATATTCCTACTAAGAACTCTCCAATTGCATTCCAAGCATCAATTGTCCATTGCCTTATAGAATCCCAATTTTGATAAATTAGTACACCCAAGGCAACTACAGCGGCTACAACTATGGCAATTAGTGCGACCCACCCCATCATTGCAGCCCCTATACTCGATATGACGACAACAATTGGTGCTAAAGCCATAAATGCCCCCGCAATTACTCCAATAGCTATTGCGATAGCTGCCAAAGTAGCCGCTAATTTAGGGTTATTAGAAATCCAGTCAGCTATTTTAGCAACAACATCAGCTATAACCCCAAGAACAGGTTTAAGAGCCATTTGTAAATCTTGCATTGCTTTTTGAAATTTAACTGCTGGATTTGCATCCATTTTTTTAATAGATTCATTTAAGTTTTTTTGGTTCTTATCAAAATCTACAACTTTTTCTTTTGCACCTAGTAAAGTATTAATGATATTTTGCCCTTGATCTTCATACATCGTACCAAAAAATTTAACACCTAGTTCATTCCGTTTTGTTTCGTCATCAACCTCTGATAAAGCCTGCGCAATTTCAGTCATAGCTGCGGAACCTTCTTTACCACCGTTAGCTACAGCTCTCCCCCACTTTTCAACTTGTTCTGCTGAAATTTTTGTACCCTCAAGAGCTTCTGTCATAGCTTTATCAACGCCTTGACCAAATTCAGCCGCTTTGACACGACCTTCTTTTAAGCCATCTAGCAAATTATCAATATTCCAGGTTCCTGTATCAACACCAGCCTCCATAATCGCCTGTACTTCTTCAGCACTATATCCAGCCCGTGTTAATTGCCCACCATATTCAGCAATAATATCTAATTGTTCCGGTGGAAAGCCCATTTTTAGTAATGCATCAGCCATCCCAAGAGCGCCTTCTTGTGATATTCCCAATTCATTGCCGATTTCATTTGTTTCTTGAATTAGCTCAGTAAAATCTATACCTTCATAGGATTGTGCAATTGCGGCCGCTCCTTTTACGATAGCTGCATTCGCTTCATCACTTACGCCTTTATTTAAAGCCCATTGCCGGCGTACACCTTCTAAAGATGCTTCAGCATCCACTCCATAAGCTGAAATTCCCCTTACAGCTTCCTCTACTGATTTTTTCGATGACTCTGGAACATCAAAAGCTATATCAATTTTCGTTTGTAACTTTGACATATCCATTGCTTTTTCAATTGCAGTTGCAATTCCGCCACCAGCCGCTAAACCACCAATAACATTTTCAAGCCCTACTTTTAAGCCTTCAAATTTTTTCTCCGTCCTGCCAGCTTCTTGTTGTAAATCTCTTAGTTCATTTTGCACTTGCCGTATTGAGTTTCCAGCATCCACAGAACGAAGAGCACGTTGTAATTTATCAATATCTGTCCCTGCCCCTAATGCTTCACGACCAATAATTCCAATTGCTTGCTCTAATTGCTTACTTGTAGCCGTTCCATTTCGAATTGCATTCACAAGACGATTTCCTAATGCTCCTGCAAAATCATCAACACTTTTCCCAGTTGCGCTAAACAATGTTTCTAATTGCCTTGTGGAACTCGCTACATTATCTTGTTCAGCCTTCATATTTCCAAGCTTATTTTTCAGACCATTAAGAGACCCTTCTGTAAATTCAATCTCACGCCTAAAAGCACGATATTGCTCTTCAGAAATTTTACCGTTTTGAAATTGGGCTTGTACTTGTTGCTCCGCTGCCTTTAATTTATCTAATTTCTGCGTTGTATTTTCTATTTGTTGTGTGAGTAACTGTTGTTTTTGTGCTAATGCTTCCACATTACCGGGATCGAACTTTAGTAACCGTTCAACATCTTTCAACTCTTTGGTTAAATCATTACTGCGTTTATTTACGTCTTTTAAAGCATTTTGAAGACCTGTGGTTTCGCCACCAATTTCAATCGTAATACCTTTAATTCTTCCCGCCATTTTCTCACCCCTTTCTTAGAATGAATCGAAGTCTTTTTGATTTGCTTTTCTAACTTTTTCTTTGTCTGGATTCTCCATTTCAGCGAATTCAGCAATGTAATCAAAGCAATCACCAATTGTCATATCTTCTAAATCCCAACTTGTTAGTTTCGCTTTATAACAAAGAGCAAGGAATGTATCAGTGGTTAATTCTTCATCACTGAACGTCCCTTGCTCTCCATTACTTTTCTTTATTTTTTTTTTGCACCCATCGTACTTTGAATCATGTCCATAATTTCTGGAAGAATCTCAGAGATAGGGAACTCATCAAAACCATCTAACCATGTAATTGGATCAGCAATTTCTGGATTTGCTGTTTTTGCATATAACCAAACTAGATCATAAACAACCTCAAAATCTACTTTACTTAAATCTGCATTCGCTAAATCAATAGTAGCGCCAGCTTGAGGATTTGAAGGAGCAATAACTCCTAATTTGAGCATATCCGCAAATAAATCACGTCTAAACTGAGCTTTATAACGTTTAACTGTTGCTGCTGTACTTTTTAATCGGACTTGTTTTCCATCTATTGTAATTGTCTTTTCCATTCACTTACGCTCCCTTTTGTGTTTCTACTGATTTTTTTGTATATACTTCTTTGAACCAATTCTCATAAACTGCTTTCGTTGTTTTAGATGTAGTTTTTGTCTTAACCATACGTCTACCATTAATATCAATCGGACTAGAAACAAATTTAAGTTCATTCGTATTTGGTTCAGCCGAATTTGTTTTCGATTTAGATGCAACTGTTGGACGACTTGCTGAGTTATTAAACATAACGTGACGTGTTGCTTTTTCATCTCCATCAAATTCAAATAACAAGGCAAATGGTTTCCCTTTCGCATCAGCTAATTCATTTAATACACCATCTACTTCGTCTAACTCTTCACCTAAAACATCTACAGCAAATTGTTCTGGAATTGTCGCAATAGATAGCGTTCCATCGTAACCTTGGTTATTACTTGCTGAATAATAAAGCATGTCATCAGCATAGAACTCGATTAAATCACCACGTGGATCTAATGTTAATTCAACAGCTCCTGGAATCGGAATTGGAGTTTTAAATTTTACTACCCCATCTAAATTTTCATAAAGTGCATAATAAACATTTTTTAAACCGAAGGTAACTTTGTTCTCACCCATTTACATCAACCTCGTTTCATATATTTTTTGAAATAGTTTTTCGGATTCAATAAAAGTCCCATATGACTCATAAGGAATCTCATGATCGTCTAGGACTTTTTCAAGTTTGGCTTCTGCAACTAAATCTTTTTTATTTGTATAAAGCTCAATGTTTAAATCATTTATTTTGTGGTAGACCTTGTTATCAGCCATTAAATTTGCTGATCCATCCACAAGGAAACAAATATAAGGTGGCGCTGGTACTGGTTTAGTTGGTGTTGCTGTAAAATGAGAATAAGCCACAGGATAGCCTGTAGCTTCAAGGATTTTTGTTAATTCACCTAATATCATTTTTCAATCGCCTTCTCTATACGTTTTTCATATTCAGTCACCATCCATTCTTCAACAGGACGGATATGCGGAGTACCAAATACCCTTCCTCCATTTGCCGTCGCATGACCTTTTTCAAGTAAATGCGTTAATCTGTAATCAGTCCTATTGTGGATAAATATACTCTTACCAATCTTTTTTTTAGTCCAACCTTTTACATATGAACCTGATCGGATAAGTTTTTTATTCCGTATATTATTCTTAATCTTCTCAACGCCTTCAGACGTCAATTCATCTGTAATTTGATCAACATCTTCACTCACCACTTGTGAATATCTTCTTAATTGCCTTGTGATTTCATCTGTTAGTCTGCCAATCTGAATAGACATTATTTTTCACCTCGAAATCATTTATATCAAGTATGCTCCTTTGCGATAATAGTCAACGTTTGATACATTTCATCATCATTCATTGGAGGTTCGATAATATCAAAGATACGGTCCTTCATTTTAATTCGCATTAATTCTGTAATACCTGTCGTATAAGGAATTACAAACCGATAAATTCGTGTAGATTGTGAAGCCGAAGCTTCAATGTACTCCGAACCTTTTACCGTTTTTATCATTGCCCATGCTTTTTTTACTTCTTGCCAATTACCTGTTTCAACTTCTTGATTCAAATCATCTTTTATTACTTCAGGTTGCTCAATAATAATTCGATTTCTACAATCACCTGTATTCAGTGGTTTCTTGTACTGAAAAGGACGCATATTAATCACCGTCCAATTTAATTTCTTCTAACGCTTTATCGATGCCTAAACTATTAATCTGACTTAAAAAATTCTTATCAAAATACTCTAATGCATCGTTATAAACATAACGAGAGCGTTCAAAGACTAATTCCTTGAACTCCTCGTCATTATTTAAATCATAATCTCCGCAAACCCTAATTAACGCCTTGTTAGACGTAGAAAGGATGCGCTTTAGGTTATCATCTTCATCATCACCTAAGTGCATCCTATTTTTAAATTCTTGTAATATTTCAGTTGAAATCACTGTATCCATTCACATCATCCTTGTGTCGATGGCGTTACTTCTTCAAGTTTCAATGTATAAACTTGTGAAGTGTATTTATCCTTTGGTTTACCTGTAGCATATTGTTTAGCAATATAAACTGTCGCATCTTCTAAAGCTAGTGTTTCTTCATATTTCTTGATTGGCTCTGTTCCACCCATTGCTGCAACATATTGACCTTTAACAAAGAATAATACTTTTCCTTGAGGTACAAACACTGACTCTGTAAGGATTGGGTTAAATGGTAAGCTAGTTACATATACTCCAGCTGCGTTTTGAATTGTCGCGTTTGCCTGGATATCAAAAGTATCAAATGGATTAGTTACCATAACAACTTTACCAGCGATATTCTTTGGTCGATCTGCATCTGAACCATCAGCGTTTAACTTTTTAGCCAGTAATTTAACAACGCCTTTTAATTCATTGATTGTTTTGCGACCTGGTTCAAATGTTAAAGTTCCTACTGGCTTTTTATCAGGATATACTCCATTCACAACACTTCCACTTGGATCTTTTAATAATCCGATAGGTTCATTTTTACCCGTACCAGCTACAAATCCACGCTCTAAACCTACTTTCATTGCTTCTGTAATCATTGTACGAACATAACGTTCTACCCATACAGGCCCAAGTTTCAGCATGTCATTTGCTAATGGAATAAATGCCGTTAATTTAAGTTGTGAAATGCTATCTTTACGGAATGTAGCATTTAATTGCCCTTTAATATCATCAAATAATGGTCCCCATACCGCTGCGCCTTCTGGATCTCCGTAAATGAATTCTGTTACTGCACCTAAGTTCTCTAAACCAATATGTTGTAAGAAAGGATGATCTTCAACTAAGTCATCAAAAATACGTTCTTGAGTTGTTTTAGGTAAAGTTTCAGTGGACTTAAATCCACCTTCCTCAACAACCGCATTAAAGAACTTCATCTCCTCACTTGTTAATACATTTGCACCGCGAGATTGCATAATAGAACGATCTACCATTGATTCATTTACTTGATTTAAAATATCAGCTCGTACATCTGTAGCGAGTGCTTCAATCATGGAGTTTAATGCTACTGTTTGTTCTTCTGCTGTACCTTCCTGTGTTGCTTTCGCGAATGCTAGTTTCTTTTCTTCAAAATTATTAAATTTAATAACCATATTTTATTTTCCTCCTAAATTTAAAAAGAGCGTACTCAGATTCTGTTTCGGTTTAACAGGCTCTTGAATAGGCTCTTTTGGATTTTGATTCGTTTGTAAATCATTCAGAATTTCATTTTTTAATCCTGATAAAGCTGCGTTTAAATCTTCTTTTGTAATTCCTTGTGGTTTACCTTTACTCAGCGTTCCGCTTCTAAAGCCATCGATTACTTTTTGCGGAATCATGGCAGAATTGGCAATTGAAGCTGTCATTTTAAGCGAATTCTCCATAAACATTATTTCATCCACAAAATTATTTTCTAAAGCTTGTTGTGGACCCATCCATGTTTCTTCCGCCATCATATTAAGTAGTTCTTCTTCTGATTTACCACTTTTAATGACATAGGCATTTACAAGTGTACGATCTGTTATTTTTAACATCTCGGCCGCCTTTGTCATATCGCGATGGTCTCCACCACTCAACATTGATGCATTATGAATCATGATTTGTGCTGTTGGTGAAATACGAACCTTATCGCCAGCCATTGCAATAATAGAAGCCGCACTTGCTGCTAAACCAACAATTTGAACTTCCACATGACCAGGATAATTTTTTAATGCCGTGTAAATTTCTGAACCCTCATCTACATAACCACCTGGGCTATTAATTGAAACAATTAAATCCTCACCATTCGCATTATCAAGCTCTTTTGAAATCTTACCCGGACTTGTAGCATCCATTTCAAACCAATCATAAATCCAAACTTCATCATTTGAAATAATCGGTCCTTTAACGTCAATTTTCACCGTCATTTTCTTTCTCACCTCCTCGTATATTAATATTTAAGCCCTATTACAGGCTTAGATTTTCTTCTTAATAAGAGCCCTATAAATAAAAATACTTGGACGTCCCAAGATATTTCTAGATAATGATTTTAGGATCATTTGGGACAATTCTTTCACCTCCTGTGGATTTACCACATTTGAAGAGTGTTTCTCAGTGAACGTGCGGGACTCCCTACTCGCAGGCTGAGCAGCCTGACCCTCGAACCTAGATGATAGTAGCTCTAGGGCGGCTTTCGATTCAGGACTAGCTCTCATACACGAGGTTGTTGGTCGGCGTACACACTAGAGATATCTCGAGACGTCCAAGAAATGATTCTAATATAGAAGGGAGGTCTCTTACATGAGATTATTTGTTGGTTTAGATGTAAGTTCGTTTGATATGAAAGTTTGCTTTTTAAATGGTGATGGAGAAAAACTGGATTCTTTTTCGGTCAGTAATGACCTACCGGGAGCTACTACACTCAAAGAAAAATTATTACAGTGTGTTGCAGGTAAAGAGGTCGACATCCTTAAGATTGGTCTAGAATCCACCTCTGTTTACAGCTTTCATCCTTCTATGTTTCTTCACCATGATATAGATTTACAGCGTTTTGGAGCAAAAGTATTTCTCCTAAACCCAAAGCAAGTCGCAAATTTTAAGAAAAGTTATTCTGACATGAATAAAACCGATGAGATTGATGCCTTTGTCATTGCTGATTACTTACGATTTGGCCGTAATCAAATGTCTATCGTAAAAGAAAGCCAGTACGTGGCACTGCAGCAATTAACTCGATCACGATACCAACTTGTCAAAATGTTAACGAAAGAAAAACAACACTTTCTTCAACACCTAAGTTTTAAATGTAATACATTTTCACAAGAGGTGGATACTTCCGTATTCGGTAGCGCCATGACAGAACTATTTCTTGAAAAATTCAGCTTAGAGGAACTCGCTAATATGCCTTTAGAAGAACTCGCTGAGTTCCTACAGAAAAAAAGTCGAAACCGTTTTGGTGATCCAAAATGCGTAGCAGCATCCATTCACAAAGCTGTGAAAGTTTCTTATCGCTTGGATAAGGTTGTAGAAGATTCAATAGATGTCATCTTAGGTACATCCATCGCAGTCATTCGTACGTTTCAACAGCAAATCAAGGAATTAGAAAAGTCTATTAAAAAAATCATGGCTGGTTTGACCCAAACACTTGAATCTATTCCTGGAGTAGGCCCTGTTTTCGCTGCCGGTATCATTGCTGAAATTGGCCAAATCGAAAGATTTGACGATGAAACAAAAATAGCCAAATACGCTGGATTATACTGGCGAAAGCACCAATCCGGTCGTTTTACAGCCGAAGATACTTCATTATCCCGTACAGGTAATCATTACTTGCGTTATTACTTAGTTGAAGCCGCCAATTCAGTAAGAAAGCATGTATCAGATTATCAAGAGTATTACGTGAAAAAATATAATGAAGTACCAAAACATCAACACAAACGTGCACTCGTTCTAACCGCAAGAAAATTTGTGCGATTGGTGGATGCGCTACTACGTAGCCACCAACTTTTTACGCCTGGAAGGTGTGTGAAAGAATGACATAAAATTTTGTCATCGCTACCTTTCATTATTTTTCAGTAAATTACATTCGTTACTGGTTTAGTTTTGTGATGCCTTTTTTAAACAAATTGACCTTTGACAACTTTAAACTTTGTTATTTCTAAGTTGACATACTACCGCAGGTCTTCAGATTCATCTAATTTTGTATAGTTTTTCGTAATATGATGGATATTTAGATTTGGATCATCAGAATCTTCATAATCTACTTCTGAACGAATCTCATTTCCTGTAAATGCACTTGAAGAAATGAGTTTATCAATACTTGTCGCAAGATCAAATATACTTTGATAGGAAACTGCCTTAATCACAATTTTTTGTCCCAAAAGATATTCATTCATTTCAAAGAATTTAACGTTCGCTTCATCAGATAGCTTTTTTAATAATGGCCTTACTGTGAAAAGCATATAATTTTTTGTTTGTTTTTCTACATCAGCCATTTCCCCATATATCAATGCTGTAGGAATACCAATTGCCATAGCTACTTGATTTAAGAAACCATTTGTTACTTTATTGATTTCATCCACACTTGGCCCATTCGCAACACCATTGTATATCTCGTTGTAATTAATACCCTTTTGTTGCGGAACGATAGCAAAATCCTTATTACCAAACGCCTGATACATATCATCAATAAACTTTTGTAATTTCGCTAGGTTCTCTTCGTTTTTGGAACCTGTCATTTCCATATCAACTGTTCCGCGAACTTGATTTTTACGTTTTTGAGAGTTTAATATTCTACCGAATAAATCACCATAGTCTGCAAACAGTCCATCAATAAGTGGAGATAATTTATCATTACGATACTTCAAATGAATAACTTCGCTTTGCTTAAAACTTCTCTTAAATGTATAATCTTTTACCCTTACACCAGTAAAAGTATCTTCAAACACAGCATACTCATTATGTTGAAATCCATCTGCAATAAGTAAATCACCATCATCTGCTTGTATGACTAAACACTCATTATCATAAATAAGTTTGCGAACAAACCTTTCCCAAAAGGTACTTGCGGTCATATTCTTGTTTGGTCTTACATTTAATCGATAATAAAGCTCATCCTTCTTAAATGCTTTACCATTTCTTACTCTAAATTCAGATTGACTAATTGTCCTTCCTAAAAATGATACGCATGTATCAATCGCCAATCGTTTCATATGAAGCCTGTTTGCTGTATCATAAATTATGTCCAAGTCCAACATGAAGTCCAATTCCTTATTTCTTTTAAATACTGAACCTAACCATCCAATTGTCACCACCCCCTTTTAAAATTTCAACGCATTCAGCAAGTCCAATGCTGCACCAACATCTTTTTCTCTTACCTCATCCGCTCGATACATAGCATGCACAAACGCTTGGAATCCATCTGTTTTTCTACGAACTGGCTCTTTCTTTTCATATATCTTATTTCCATCTTTTTTTATAACAACGAGTACATTATTGGTATACCAACGCATTAACGGATTATTACCAAAAATAATCTGACAATGTGCAAATGCAACTTCAATTCTAGGAGCGAGCAATCCATGAATAGCTTTCGGATTCCTAATGACTTCAACCTCAAACCCAGCATCCTCAAAAAGTGTCCGTAGCAAATCTGCACGATAATTATCCATTATGATTTTCTTAATATTATAATAATTTCGCATTTCAACAAACCAAGCAACTATAGTATTAGGATCAATCGTTTCTCCTTCTACGACTGTCAGAAGACCTTGCTCTTCCCATTCTCGGATTGGTGCAAACTTCTTCTTACCAGCCATTTCAGCATCCTGTTTTTTCGAATAACTATAGTATTTATCAACGAATTCCTTTCTAGCATACGAATGAGACTTCCATATATAATCCCCATTACCTCTAAACAGCAATCCGCATGCTGCAAAATCACGAATCATTGCATAATCGAGCGCACCAATACATTCTTGACCACGTAAGTCTGGTATCTCCCGATCTGTCGCTGCAATCTCTTCCCACTTTGCGACAGACCTTTCTAAATCTGTAACAGGTAAATTCATACGCTTTGTCATGAACTCTTCTCTGTTACTAGGGTCGTCCTCTAAATCTTCATATTCTTCTTTTATCGTTTCAAATAAACCTTCTGCATACTCGCTTAATGGCTTTGACAACATAGGATTAGCAAGTTCCCAATTATCAATATCATCAACTTGACTTTCATCATTTAGTTTACAAATGAATGGAAAAACTGCATTAGGACGAGCTTCGCCATTTAAAACCTTCATTGCTTTTTCTTTTAACTTATCTAAAAATCCATCTCGTACATATCCATCTGTACCAATATAAAACTCACGTGGATTTTTCTTTTTCCCCAAACCACTGATATGAACACGAACATCTTTATTACTTTCATATTGATGTATTTCATCAAACACAACGGCACCATCACGCAAACCATCTTTTGTTTCTCCATTTGAAGTTCTGTACTTCAATATACTTTTCGTAACCTTAGAAGTAGTTTGAGTCTCTGTTGCTTTAAATCCTTGCTTTAAAATTTCATATTTACGAACAGTGTCTTTCACCTCATCAGGACTTGTCTTTGCTTGATCTTCACTATTTGCAACAACTGAAATGTTATATTTAGGAATACCATGCAATTCACTAATTAAAAAATGAGTAATGACGGATATTAAACCGTTTTTTCCACCACCACGCCCTAACATCCACAAGAATTTCCGGTAAAAAACACGGTCATTGTTCTTATAAAATAAGAAAACGAATGCTATTAAGAATTTTTGAAATGACTGTAATGGAAAATACCACTTTTCCCCAAAGCGAATACACTTCTCAATCATTTCATCATCAAAATACAAATCGTCTCTGTTCAAAATATATTTTTCTAGATATTCAATTAACAGTTCTCTTTCTTTGTTGAACTTTATTTTCCCACTTCTATAAAGCTCAATATATTCATCTACATACTTTTGCCTAATCATATTAAATCACTTTGACTGTAACCCGAATTAGAAGCACCTGCTTTAGGCATAAATTTTATATCTCTTCCTAAAGCAATTAATGAACTGTTAATTTTATTCCTCTCACTTATAAGAGGGTGGGCTTTAACAAAAACTTGAGAACCGTTTTTTATCGTTACGGACTCGCCTTCTTTATTAATAGTTCTATTTATTTTTCTAAATGCTTTTACAAGATCAATATATCTTTCTACCTTTTCAACTTCGACTAAATCTGTAATATCAATGCTATTCATGAGCTGTTCTTTTAACCTCACAATACTAACAGCCATCTACCCACCCCCCCTTACGTGCGTAAAATCGAAAAAAACCTGACAGTTAACCCCCTCCTCCGGTGCCCCTTAGATCATTTTTTGATGAATTTTTTTAAGGGGGGGTGTTATTATCGAATCATTTTTACCACTTTTCATCGTTTTCCCATTTGTTGATTTTCTTTTCGAATACTCTACCGTGTTCTTTATTATGGCAATCGACACAGACCGTTTCGAGATTATCCATTTCTAATGCAAGTTCTGGATGATGTTCAAGTTCTTTGATATGATGGACAACGAGTTGTATCTTCTTACGCTTTGCACTCTCACTGTACTCATTGGTATCTGTTTGCACTCGACCATTGCGCTTACACTCTTGGCATTCATAGTTGTCTCGCTTCTTTACTTGTTCGCGTATACTCTTCCACTCACCACTGTCATAGAACTTACGCTTCTGTTGTTTGGTTTTGTATTCCTTCATTAATCATTGCACCACCATGCTTACAATGTTTGCATTGCAATCCATCCTTAGTTCTCGCTTGTCGTTCAGTGTATTGTTCTGTATATCCGCATGATATACATTTAAACTGTACAACTTCTTGCTTTCTTTTTCTCTTTAATAAGTCATCAATTAGTTTATTGATTAGACTTACATTAGCTTCTTCCTTTGCCTTTGGTGTTGTGTTCCTATGAAACTCATCTAATGTTTCAACAATAGCTGGTAAAGTTTCTAAATCTACATACTCTTCAATATCATCCACACCAATAGAATTAAGGATTGTTCCAAGAACAATTGCTTTCTCAAGTTTAGTTAATTGCATTCCCTCACTCCTTTTGAAAGAATATTCCGATTATATATTTACAAATAAATACAAGTTGCTATAATAAAATTAACATTGCCATCCGGAAAAGCGATTCGCCCCCATGCGAGTTGCTTTTCCTTTTTTATGGCTATTGTTTTAAAAATTCATCCACTGTTTTACCAAGCAAACTAACCATCGCTTCTCTCTTTTGCTTTGGTGTTGTGTTGTCTTCCAACTCATTAAAGATAGGAAGCACACTTTCTAATTTCTGTTTATCGATACGCTCATTCACAAGGTCCGTTCCCAACATTGAAATGAATGTTCCAATTACAACAGCTTGTTCTTGTTTAGTTAGTTTCATTTATCTCACTCCCTTTAATTACACGACCTTGAATTGAATCAGCTGTATGTTCAACTATAGATTCCGCTACTACTTTCCCGTCTAATGAAACTCCAACTTTACAATTCATCCCCACCGATTTACTATCGTTAATTTTCTTAACTATTTCAGATTGTTTATTTATTTGTTGAACATGAGTTATATCAGCTTTCGTTGCTAACGCTTTTTCTAACATATCGACCTTTCTATTCACTGCTTCTACCTTCGTTAAAACACACTCTAACGTTTGGATTAAACCTTCTTTATCTCTTTGTAAATCGTCAACTCTTTTTTCTAAATCAGCAATTATATTTGTTATATCTTCCATCTTTCATCCTCCTCAAAAATAAAAAGCACCCGAATGGATGCTTTTTTCATCATTTTCTTATTTACTTTTTAATTACGGTATGTGAAGTTTTATTCTTCTCTCAGCTAACAACCGCGACAGACACCATCGGAAAACTTATCAGGTTCTCCTAATTCTGTCTACCTAGGATGTTGTTAGCTCAAAGAAGAACAAAAGCTCCTCCTCGTTTTACACAACAGATTTCGACTTTGGAATTGAAAACAAGAAACAACCTTCCATTCAATCCTCAACCATCACCCATAGCCTAACGATCCATTTGAGTTATAAAGGAATGTGAGAAGTGTTTTCCGCCACTTATCACAATACAAATATATCACGTTGATTCCAAAACAACCGGCATATTTCCTGCCAAAAAGCGGTCACGACTCTGCCACAAAAAATTCTTAAGATGTCGCAGCCACTCCTAATAGCCTTCTTAATTCTGATTCAACCCGATTTTTATCTTCTGGAAATTTCTGTTTTATATTTTTTTCTAAATTTTCTTTGTATTGTTTTTCATCATGTTGATAATAGAAATACATATCATGAAGAATAAGCTGGGCTGTTATTTGTAAATCAACAATCATATAAACCGTATCCCTAGAGAACAATATTTTAACTTCTTGTTCATATTGATGAATTTCATTCATTACTTCTCTTAGTTCAACAAACCTATTCATTGCCTCTTGTTTCGATAATGATTCATCAAGGCCTTCTCCAAACACTAGTTTTTGGATAGATGAATCGAGTTTAATTATTTTAGCGTTCATTTCTTTTATTACTTGGTATCTATCTTTATGTAGTTCATTGTATTCAATTTGTTTTTGGCTATTTTTCATTTGTAATTCAGATTTTATATTTTCTAATTTCTCACTTAACCCTGTATTATATCTAGCTATTTCTTTACTTAATTCTTTATTTAAATCCGAATTATATTTAGCTAGTTCCTTATTAAATTGATGATCAATTTTTTTCTTTATAAAATGTCCCGCAATTCCCGCTCCTGCTATAGCCCCTACCATATTACTTATTACCCAATTTAAACTTTCCGACATCCATGACAAATCCATGTATTAAATCCATCCCTTCAATTTCATTCGCATTTAATAGTACTATACATTAATTAATTAGCATACATTGACTTACCCATATCTTATATTGTGTGTAACTGACCCCTTCGCCAAATCCCTTGATATCATTGACTTAATTAAACTTTCCCTTTTGAGTTACACAGTACAAAATTTATGAGTAACTGTATAGCTTCAAAAAGAAAAAGCAATGCTTAGATTTTAAACCTAGTCATTGCTTTATCCATTGCATCTTGGTTTACCCCTATATAACGTAATGTGACCTTCTCTGACGAGTGATTGAATATCTCCATGAGTAATGCTATGTTTTTCGTTTGCATGTACATATGATAGCCGTACGTCTTTCTCAGCGTATGTGTTCCTATTTCGTCTAATCCGAACTCTGCCGCTGCTCCACTTAATATCTTATATGCCATGCTGCGCCCAATAGGACGATTCTTACCCTGTCTACTTTGTAATAAATACTCATGATCTTCTCTTTCTTCAATAAACCATTTAAGCTCCCTTTTAAGAGATGCGGTAATTTGTATTCGTTTCTGTTTCCCCGTTTTCTTTTCCCTCATGGATATATGACTGCCTTTAACATCTCCTACCTTCAGTTTCAAAATATCCGAGATTCTCAGGCCTGTATTAATTCCCATAATGAAGAGAATGTAATTACGTAAACTCTTTTCCTTAAAATATTCTTTTAACTGCTGTATTTGCTCTGGATCACGTATCGGTTGAACAAAGTTCATTATTCATTACCTCCCGTTTCTTCTGTCTCATAAACTTCTAATCCAAGTGCAAAAGCAAGTTTATAAAACGCTTTGGACTTCCAACGTCGATAAGTACGCTCTGACATTCCGATTTCGTTATAAACCATGTAATCACATACGTCCTCTTCTTCTAAATAACGTTTATAAATAATATCTCTTTGAATGCTTCCTGCACGTCCGTTCCCTAATCGATTTAGAAACTGATCAATACGTACTGACATTCTTTCAAGCCACTCTTCTCGTTTGCTTTGCTGAATATTTGCTATAGCAACATCTTCTAACGGCTTACCAACTGTATGTGTAGGACCATGCTCACGTATTTCATAAGAAGGAGTGACTTTCATTTCTTTACGCATCATCCCAAATTGTCTATGTATACGTACACTTTCCAACACGCCTTCTAATTCCTCTTGTGTCGCTGTTCTATCAATTTTTGGTAAGAAAGATAATTGTTTAGTCATGTAAGACCACTCCTTTTTATTTTTAATTATTTTTGTCTTAATGCTCCACGTCTACGTTCATAACGCGGGCCACGAATTCCCATTAAATCTTCAATGTCACGAGTACTTAATTTTTCTTTTCTCTTTTTCTTATTTTTCTTTTTTGCTTGTTTCGATTGTTTTTCCCACTCACGCAACTGATCTCTTAGCACCTTCATTTCCCCATCTCCCTTTTCAAAATAAAAAGGACACCTATTCCTAAAACAGCTGTAATTTCTGCTTTAATGAATTGGTGTCCTCTAGTTTTCTAGCCGGACCATATTTGTTTTTCACTTTAATTTAGCTTTTTTACTTCCCTTATAAAAGCCATACCGATGATCAACCTCTGAAATAAAAATTACAAGTGCCATAATGATTCCCGATTGTATGAAGCTTTTTGAATTACTAAAGGTCACGAACATAATGATTAAGTAAAGAGCCCAATACATTCCGAAAAACTGTTTACTATTCATTTTCTATTCCTCCAGTATTGTTATTTTATAATTCCAGCTTGTACAAAGATGTTTCTCCAAGCTTTATTAACTTGATGCTTCTCCACTTCTTTTGTGCGACGAGCAATTGCTTTTCTAATTTTTCTTTTCTTTAAAGCTTTCATTCTCCCAACCTCGCTTTAAAAGGATTATTTTGTTTAAATTTTGCTTAATTCTCACCCTTAATTATCCAAAAATTTTAAAATCGTTATATAATGAATTCAATCGAACCTTAGGAGTGGTTAAAATGCCAGATATGATACGACTTATTCTTTTCATCTTTGTAGCAATTAGTTCCATCTTCTCTCTAATACAAGAATTTAAAAAACCACAGAAAAGTTTATTTTCGATTTCGTTTGAATTCTTGCTTCTTGTAGGAATGATAATATTAATCACAGAGATTTTAGTTTAGATATGAATCTCGCGGTAATAAAACTCAATATTCCGTCAATACTATAGATGACACGGTAATCTTTTCTCCTTGTTCCCCCTTGGAGAACCGAGCAGTTAGCTTTTGCTAGCTGCTCTTTTTAAATTTCGTCTCTCATAATCCAATTCAACCTCATAATTACCTGGTCCAAAATCCCTAATTGTTTATTAACCCCATCACGATATTCCTCACTATGAATTCTTGAAAAGCCATTTTGGATCCGTTTTAAACCTGATTTTCTCCGTTCTAAATCAGTGATAAGCTGGTTAACTTCTTCTGATTTCAAACTGCACATCCTTTTCTACAAAATGAAATTTTTATACTAATCTTCATCAAGTTCCGTAACAGTTATATAATTTCTAGCATTTTTCCGTTCCGCCACTCGCCTCTTGTATGCAGGCCTCTTATAAAATTTAACCGTTTCAGGACGTACGCCCAAATATTGGGCGCATTGCAATATGGTCCCGACACATACAAATGATTCACCTTTATAAACGGCGTACTCCTTCACTTTCACTGTCACAACCTCCAGTTCAATTAAATGTTTGAAATGTATAAGTAAATTGCAAGCATCGATAATACTAAGGCAATTCCAGCAAAAAACGCGTTGTATAAGTTACCTTTCGAGTGATCAACACAAAAGTATGCTGTTGTGTAAACTGAAAATGATATTATGCTAAAGCACCATACAAACGCCAGGAGTAAAACAGTTGCTATATACACATATTTCACCACTTTCTACTAAAATGTTTTTTGTTCCGGATTAAATTTCCGACTTGCAAATTACCATCCAATTTCCTTTAACCATGCACCTTCACTGTTATAAAAGTTAACTACCATATGTTTGTTTCTGTACTTTTTAGTAATGCTCCGGATTGCTGATTTCAACGATCCTTTATATGAAATAAATCTCTTTTTAATTTGGTTATTACGTCCCTTGAAAGTCATTTCGATTTTGAATGTGTCATTCCATAAATTCATTTTTTCACCTCGCCTTCTAATAATCTTTTGGACTATTTATAATTAATGGTTTTAATTGTATTCATCACACTTTTCATCTTCATCGACTACCTTTTGGTGTACCGAACAATACAGATTATTATCATCGTCTGATAATGAATTGCCGCAGTTTAAACAATCTTCTTTCATGTTTTATCCGCCCTTTTTATTAATTTGTTCCAAACTTTCACATTGTGGCCAAAACTATTTTTTATGCCAAATAGCGTTTTTGTTGAAAATGATGCCCTCATTCATTTGGACACATTTACCAGTATTTTTACCAAAAAATTCATGATATGGTTAATTAGTCGAGTACGTCATTACTTGACACATACCCTTAGAAGCCTCGTGGATAAACGGGGTTTCTTTTATTTAAATTATAATTTCTTTAAAAACTGTTCACCTTTTAACTGGACAAGCATATGTTAATGTATGGAGAGACTCTCCACTCATAGAAATCTACCTTTCTTGTCCAAGAGCATACTTACATGTGTGCTCTTTTTCGTTTGTTATGAAATAACGATTTTGTTTAATTAATTCCTTGCAATGCTTGCATTAGCCCAAAATACAGCTTCTTCAAGTTTTGTTAAAGCTAATGACTTTTCACGACTATTCGGGCATGATCCATCAATTAAATTTGCAAAATGTAAAGCTTCATTTCTAATATCTACAAACTTCTCTGTTTGTCCCTCTTTAGGCGGATGGTAAGTAAAATTCTTTTTAATTTGTTCTTTCATGATTTTTAGCTCCTTTTCCAAAATAAAGATTTTGTTCAGTTTTATTCTGGCCTTACTGATAAGAACTGCTCACCATCAAACCATTCTGCGTATTCCCAACAAATTAATGTTAAATCGAAAGCATTACAAGCCATCCCATCTTCAAACTCAACACCTTTTGGTAATAAGCTTTTTATAATACTTTCATTCTCATCCGTTACCTCAACATATGCGTAATATAAAATTTCCCCATCAGCATCATAATCTTGAATCCTAGGTACTAAACCATTCAATAATTCCAAACCTTTTTGCTTGTCCATTTTATTACCTCCAAAATAAGAATTTTGTTTAGTTTTACACTAGTTCTTTCAAATCAATAGGCTCAACCATTAATTCACGCTGTTTATCCGCTGTACTTGTTCCACCCCAAAACATTTCGCCACTTCCTACAATAAACGCTTCAATTGCTCCGCCTGATCTGTACTCTGATTTAAAACCAACAGTTTCTCTGAATCTAAATAGCTTGCCTGGTTCTAAATCTGCCAACCTAACTTTCAACCCTCTTTCTCCGTTTCTAACAAGAATCTTTTCAAAACACTCTTTGCATATGCCATTATGATTACCGTATTCCCTGCATTGGTTGCATTTTAAGCCCATTCTTTCTACCTCCTACCAAATAACTATTTTGTTTAATTTTCCTCGTTCGAATTTAGATAAAAATCCTTTTCTTTTGCATGTTCATCACAGGCAACTAAATCAATAAATTTATCTTTTTTATCTTCATTTTCTTTAAAGTGTCCATATATAAAACCTTTGATTGTTGCACTCTTTGTACATCCTCTGAAACAACACCTTCCTAAATCCATTCGCAAACACTTCCTTTCTATTCCGGTTCATAATCCAATGGCTCTTCATAATCAACAAATTCATTGTTCAGGTAAAAAGCTAATGGGCGCTGACATTCTTCCCATTTATCAAAAGGCTTCATTGATCTAACCAAAATCGAGCCATTCTCGTATTTCCTTAATAACCCTGTTGTGTTATCCTCACTTTTGAGCTTAACGATATGACCATCTAACATTTTTTGAATTACTTCCATCTCTTTATATACTTTTACCTCTGGCGCTTTTCCCTTACTTAGAAGTTTCAATCTATCTGATGTATTCCATGTCAGAAACCCGTTAAGGTCTCTAAACCAGATTTGCTTTATTCCAAAAAATACTTTAGTAAATTCAACAGTTGTTTCATAACCAGACTCAGAAAGAATCTTATATCCTTTTTCGAACTCCATTACACGCACCACACTTTCTATTCAAATAACGCTTTTGTTTAGTTTTCTTCCTTTGGTAAAAACGATAGTATCTCGTCGTAGATCATTACAGATAAGTCCTCTAGTGTTTCGATTTCTCCCTCATCGTACATACTTAGTAGCTTCCTGATATGATGCGTCATCAGTTTTCCTCCTTAGTAATAAATCTGTATTTCCCTTCGCCGTCTATGTCTTCTCTATGATTTATATATCCGCCTTTTCCGCAAACAGGGCAGTCAAATTTAAGATGTCTTACTCCCGAAGTACACTGGACAATATCTTCCATGCAGTTCCAACATTTATAAGTCAACCATTCAAGATCCATTTAGTTCCCCTCATTTCTTAACAAAATTCAAATTTGGTCTTAATATCCGTTATCCTGGCGCTGATGGTTCACTTCATTCTTTTTGTAATAACCTTGCTCAATCTCTTCAAATGTGAATCCTAATTTCTTACCTAACCCTAAGAACGAGTACAATAATTCCTCATAAAGCTCAATGTCTTGAGTTGCACGAAATTCCGATACAGCTTCATATACATTGTTAAATTGATTGACTAAAGTACTTGCGGTATAGACGTTTGCATTATGTTCTAATAACTTCAAGCTATATTCATTAGGATTAAATTCGATACCGTTCCCTAATGAAGCTATAAAATGAAATCCATCTACATACTCCATTAAAATGACTTCTTTTTCACTAGGACCTTTATTGCTCCAATGCTTAAAGCATCTTGTTTCATTTGCAAGTTCTCCAATTTCAACCTGTAAAGCAAGGATCATATTGTAAAATAGATTTTGTCCTTCCAATCCATGTTCCTTGATGATTCTTGTATCTAACACCTTTTGCATTCCGAATATTCTAGTTAAGTTCATTTTGATTTCCCCTTCCTATTTAACAAATTCCTAATCCTATCGGACGATTTTCAATTAAATACTTATCAGCCTGATCTATTACAAGGAGCGCAACCTCTGCTTGGTGTCTCCTTAACGCTTTTGCCATCTTCGGTAAACTCATACCTTGACTCCACATTTCACGAAAACGAATTACATCTCTTTCATCCCAAATGAAGTTAGCTTCTTCTAAAGCGATGTAAATTTT